GATCTGGCCGCTGTTCCAACAGCTGAACTGCTTGCGCTGTAGGCACACCTGCTGGGGCGTGAGCCTGCGTTTGACAGCTCGGTTGAGTATGACCTCGTGCACCGCCTGCATCGAGCCGTAGGCGTACTCTCCGCCTGCTTCTAGGATGAGGGTAGCCGCTACGATTTCAGACGCATTGCCAGATAGGTTTGAAACTAGGCCAAGTGCAAGGGCGAATATTAGTTGTTTCGTTTTCATGTTTGTTTATTGGTTTGTATGGTTTAAGCGTCAAAGATTTGCTTGCCGCTTGGATTAAATAGGCAAGCCCACGCAACGCACGAGTCAAATTCTGATTCGTGGTAAACTTCAAAGGCAGAATTTACTTACCGATCGGGACTATAATTAAGATTAACGAGTATAATTCCAATTAAAATACCGAACGGTAATAAATAACTTGCGTTCATGTCTGATTATCTGTTTATTGGTTTGTGTTAGTCAGAGGCAGTATGCCTCTACCCGAAAAGCCCACTAGCGAATAGCTAGCAGGCTGTGCTTCCTACATTCCGTAGGCTTCGGCGTGGTCGACGCTGTCCCAGTCGATAGTCCCGTCTGGCTCGATGAGTCCCTCCTGTACGAGGTGCTCGGCCTGTCGCCCGTAGCTACCTTGAAGGTGATTGATCGTGCCCGTCTTCACGAGATTTGAGAATAGCTCGATGATTTCGACGAAGTCTAGCTCGCCGTTTTCGTAGTCGATGATGCTGTCAATGTTTGGCATAGTTTTATTGGTTATGTGTTAGTCAGACGGGACATCCGTCTACCCAGAAAGCCGTGACCCCGAGGAGCCACGACTGAATGAATTACTTGTGCTTGAGTTCGATTACCTTCTCGGTTGACTTGGCACCCCACGATCCGAGGCTACCCCAGTCGTTGACCCACGGTTCGATGATGTCACCGTCCTCGTATCCGTCGAGGCTGATTCCGCTTGCCCGTATCGCCTTGGCTGATTCCTCATTGTAGACGCTTTCTACTGGGTCTAGCTCTAAGCGATAGACGTGCGCTGTGTAGGCGTCCTTCTTCTTGCTGTTCAAGGAGTAGAACGTGGTTACACTAGCCTTCTTCAAGGCGTCCTCTAGCTTGGTAGACTTACCCCAGTAGCCGCCAGTTGTGATTACTACATAGCGGACGAGACTTTCGTTTTTATTTGTCATAATTTTGATGTGTTGATTATTGGCTCTCACTAATTGAACGGGCTTGAGACCGTCGCTGAATTGCGGCTAGTTTACCAATCTATGTCCCACTACTACGTCATCATGGCCGCTCGGCGGCCACCCCTCCACTTACTGATCATTAGGTGCTTTCGCACGAAGGGGCCATCTGGTGCATCTCACCAGAGAAGGTAGCGTTTGGGACTGTCAAGGAACGGGAACTGCACCTCAGAATGTGCATAGATTGTGCAGAGTCAAGTAAATATGCATTCTTTTTATCACTACTTTTGAACCCTTGTATCCAAAATAATGAAACTATTGCTACGTTTTACCCCTAAATAGTTTCGTAAGTCGTTGATAAGAGTTTCATAAGTCGTTGATAGACTTTCGTAAGTCGTTGATAATGCTCCAAAAATGCAAAAATGAAATCGACAGCAGGGCACCTAGGAAGCCCTACAAGGCGTCCGATTTTCGACTGGCACCCTACCCCTCGCAGGCCGTCAGAAGGCCATACAGGCAAATTCGACCATTCCGAGATTCAGCCGCAGCAGGGCATTAGCAAAGCTTATACAAGCCATAACCGCTCCCTTAAATCAGTTGCACTTATGCTGGAGGATTGGATGCAATGCAAGTAGGGGAACTTATCTGGTTGATCCTTTCACTTACAGAAAAAGAAAAACTTATTTCACCCTATCGGCCGCCCTAGGATTAGCCGAGCTTATGGATCCCCCTGCATTAGGGGATCTTATGCTGAGTCCGTGCAGGATTAGGACAGCTTATCGACCCGCAGTATTAGCGGATCTTATGCTGGCTCGGTCTGGTATTAGCCCAGCTTATGCAGGCCTGTTGATAATGAGTCTCAGTCTCAGCAGATCTACGGCCGTTGCTATTGCGACCCAGTCTCAGCTAGGGGGGGCGGGGGCTTCTATTAACTAGCTATATTTTTGTGTATTTCATCAACCGCCCCTCAAAAAAATACCCCCTTCATAGGGCATCAGGAGAAGCAACGCTTCTACCCGTGGCTAGGTTCTTGTATTCCTTAAGGAGTGTCTTTAAGGATTCCTTTGTCCTTGGTTCCTCCTTATTTCCTTTGCCCCTACGGGGCCAGGAAACTTCTTAAGGCAAGAACTCCTTAAGGAGTATAAAAGGATTATACAGTAGTTTTTACTTGACTGTCAAGTTTATTTTATAAATAATTAAGAAATGCTAGAGGAACCAGACAACAATTCCCCTGAAGATAAGGCTGCACTTATGCAGGAAATCCAGGGTGCAATATGGGAAGTAGCCGAGAAGAAAGAGATCGAGAAGGTCCGTAGTCTATCTAGACACAACCCCGAGAAGGTTGCGTCCATCCTGTATCTGTATAGCACTGGCAGTAGCCAGACCCGTATCGTTAAGAAGTACGGGATTGATAGGGAGACCGTCATCAGCGTCCTGTCGGACTACACGGATCATCTAGGGAAGTTTAAAGAGTTAAGCGGCAAGATTGCCGCAAAGAACTACCTGAACCTCAGTAGCCTAGAAGAGGACCTGATTAACTCTGTAAGGGACGACCTAGAGTCAGGAGAGCTAAAGCCTACGGTAAGGGACCTAAAGGAGATATCGATCTCTGTGTCCAATGCAGCGAGGCAGGCATTTACTTCACGTGGCGAGGCCACGCAGATTACAGAGGACCGCCAGGTTATTACACAGGAGGACTACGAAGAAACTATCAAGGCGGCCCGAGACAGGATTGCCAATCTCAAGAAAGCTGAAGAAGCAGAACTAATACAGGAGGACACAGATGGGTAAAGGATGCGCACCCCGCAAGGGGCACAACGCTGCCAAGCAGCGCAAGAACTACGACGATATCGACTGGAGCAAGAAGCCAGCGGCCCCGAAGACCGAGCAGCCGCAGAAGTCTAAGTAATGCCGATTACGTTTACAGAGCACCCTATAGTGCGGCCTCCTACAGACGAGGAGATAGTCCTGCTTGGTGAGCAGGACCCTAAGCTACTAGCTACCCTGCACGAGGCGCACGAAGGCAGAATACAGGCAGCCATCGAGGACCCGATTCGCTATGGCTTTGACCTGGCGGGCTGGGACAGAATACGCACGGGATTGCGTGCGCAGAACGAAGTCCTGGCACTAGGTGGCAACAGATCGGGGAAAACAACTGGATGCGCAAAGATGCTGATGGAGGCCGTCACCGAAAGTATGGACGGGCATATCGTATGCTTCTCTCAGAACGCCGATACGTCCATCAAGGTGCAGCAGGCTGCAATCTGGGAGATGATGCCCAAGGAGTTCAAGCGCAAGACTAAGAGCGTAGACGGGTATATCAACTACTCTATGCAGAACGGATTCACGGCTTCTTCGTTTATCTTTCCAGATACGAGGACCCGAGTGGACTTCAAGACTTATACGCAGTACAGTAATAACCAGACGATCCTGGAAGGTTTTGAGTTCGGGTTCAAGCAGCCCAAGGGGCTGAACATCGGGGCCTGGCTGGACGAATACCTTGGTGACGCTGCACTGGTAAACACCCTGCGCTTCCGTTTAGCTACACGGGACTCCAAGATGCTGATCGGGTTTACACCTATTGACGGCTATACACCTTTCATATCAGAGTACCTAAAGAACGCAGAGACACTTCAGACAAGGCCTGCGGCCTTACTAGAGGACAAGGTGGTCCCTATCCAGCAGTACAGCCCCAGCCGTGACGCTGCAGTAATCTACCTGCACTCCGACGAGAATCCTTTTGGCGGTTACGAACGTATAGCTAAGGATCTAGTAGGTAGGCCTGACTCAGAGATACTGGTCCGTGCCTACGGCGTACCAGTCAAATCAGCAAATGCTTTGCTTCCTTACTTCAATACAGAAGTCAATGTGCTGTCCGAGGAACCCAACAAATACAAGATGCAGTTCCCCGACATTTCTGATAAGTCGCAGTTCACCTGCTACCAGGTGGTTGACCCTGCAGGCGCAAGGAACTACACCTGCATATGGGCTGGAGTCAACGAGCAGGGCGAGGTATACATTCGAAAGGAGTGGCCCGACCGTGACAGCTTCGGGGAGTGGGCGATCTTCGGAGACCCCAAGTGGAGATACGGCCCAGCGTCAAAGAAGGTGGGACTCAACGTAGAAGGATACTGCGAGCTATTCAACGAAATAGAAGAGGACCTCGGCATTGAAGTCACTGAACGCATAGGGGACTCCAGGTTCTTTGCTAAAGAAAACGAGAACAACGACGACCTGTTTACTTCGTTCTATGATTTCGGTCTAAGCTTTATACCGTCAAACGGAGCTATGGAAGACCAGGGCATCACTGCACTCGACGACTGGTTTAACTATAACCCTAACGTAGGGATAGACGCAAGCAACAAGCCTCTCTGCTATATACACAAGGACTGCGGGAACCTCATAGAAAGTCTGATAAACTATAACAAGCAGGGTAAAGCAGATGAACCACTGAAGGATTTCTTTGACGTTATCCGCTATCTGCGGATGTCAAACGGAGGCGAAGGGCCAGACTTTATGTCTAATGCATCTATGCAAACAACAAGAACAAATACAGGAGGATACTAATATGCCTAAGAAAAGACTAAAGACAATCGCTGAAGAACACGAAGTGCAAGTAGACTACATCGTAGAACTCGTAGAAACAAAACTGCCCGAGGATAGCATTACTGGAACTGGCTACGCCAGGTGGATTGACGAAGCTGGTCAAGCACTGCTGGCCGAAGCCGTTGATATACCAGAGCTTATGCCTAAGAGATACATAGGCGTAGTGCACTCAAAGGCGCCTAACCGAAGCTACATCTACGTGTACATCAAGGAAATCAAGAAGAAGGTCCCAGTTGCGATACCTCGAAAGCTAGAGAACTTTCTGACCGAAGGAAAGAATGTAAACGTAGAAGCAATCGAAGACGACAAGGGGGTATCGTATCGCTATGTCAGATAAAGATGACATTACCTTAGATCCAGAATGGATCAGCGAACAGGTAAATCGTTTGGCTGGATGGGAATACCTAAATCG